ACATAACATTCTTTGATCCTAATGAAGTACCTGATTTGTACGAAGCGTTTTATCAAAATACAGAACGCTTTGAAGAGCTGTATGTAAAATATGAAAAGCGTAAAGACCTACGCAAGAAAACAATGTCCGCTGAAGAAGTATTCAAGTCGGGCATACTGAAAGAGCGTACTGATACAGGACGTATCTATCTAGTGTTCATTGACAATGTTATGAACCAGGGTCCGTTTGATCCCGAATACCACACTATCTATCAAAGTAATCTCTGCTGTGAAATTCTACTTCCTACTAAGTCTTTTAAACGCCTCGATGATCCTGACGGTCGCATTGCTTTATGTACGTTGGGTAGTATTAACTGGGGAGCTTTCCGCAATCCAGAAGATATGCGTAGGGCTTGCCGTATTCTTCACCGCAGTCTTAACAATATCCTTGATTATCAAGACTTTCTATCTATTCAGTCCAAGTTAAGCAATGACGAGATTCGTCCATTAGGTATTGGCATCACTAACTTGGCCTACTGGCATGCCAAACGTAGTCTTAAATATGGCGAGAAGGATGCCTTGGGTGAAGTTAAATCTTGGATGGAACATCAAGCCTACTACCTAACTGAAGCTAGTGTTGAGTTGGCCAAAGAACGTGGACGTTGCGAAGGTAGCGATCGTACACGTTATGGTCAAGGCACTTTCCCTTGGGAACTACGTGCCAAGGGTGTTAATGAATTAGCAGACTTTGCTCCAGAGTTAGACTGGGAAACCTTACGTGCTCAGATGAAAGAACATGGAGTACGTAATGCTACACAAATGGCTGTTGCTCCAGTAGAATCAAGCTCTGTAGTTATTAACAGTACTAACGGTATTGAAATGCCAATGAGCTTGATCAGTGTTAAAGAATCAAAGGCAGGATCGTTTGTACAGGTTGTTCCCGAATATGCTAAACTTAAAAACAAGTATCAGCTAATGTGGGAACAAAAAGACTGCGATGGCTATATCAAGACAGCAGCCGTTATTGCTGCCTACACTGATCAGTCAATCAGCACCAACACATTCTACAATCCAGCACACTTTGCAGACCGTAAAGTGCCAACTACATTGATTGCCAAGAACTTAATGCAGGCACACATGTGGGGACTAAAAACATTCTACTACAGCTTGATCAACAAGCAAGGATCTAAAGCAGTTGCAGAAGATGCTCCTACAATGTTAGAGCCAATTAACTTTGATGACGAAGAAGATTGCGAATCTTGTAAACTTTAAGGAATCGATATGTTAAAAGATAGAAGAGTATTATTAGAACACGATCTTAAATTTGCCCAGGATCAAGCTGCTGAGATGTATTTAAATATTGTAGTCGCCAACGGTGATGTCCATAGCGAAGAATATCAACAGATGCGAGATCGAATTTCTAAATTAGAGTTTGATCTTAATATCGTTAATCAACTAATTCACAAAGGTCATGCATAATGTTAGAAACTATATGCGACATAATGGTAGACGCTTACAAGCGTAATTGGATTACCAGTCGTGATGGCAATGTCAGCATACGACACCACGACCGTGACCACTTTTACATTACACCGTCGGGTGTACGTAAACAAACACTACAGCCTGACCAGTTTAAGAAGATTCAAATTGGCAAATGGATTAACAGTGGCGTTGGTATAGGTGTGTACGGATACAACTGGCAAGAGTTAGAATATTCTGACATTAGTAAAAATTAAAAACCGAGTGGAGAGATTCCTTTACATTTTGGTCTACAAAAAGAAATGGGTCAGCATAAAGATGATGTTAGAGTTGTAGTACATGTACATCCCACATATTGTATTGCAGCCATGCATGCCGGCATTGACCTTAGCACTATTAGTAATGCATTTCCAGAACTCAATCGCTATACCAAGGTAGCTCCTAATGTAGGAGATGTGCCTCCAATTAGCCAAGAGCTTGCAGATCAATGTTTTGACAAGTTAGGATTAGACGGTATGGGTAATATTGCCTATGACATTGTAGGTATTAAAGGACATGGTGTTGTTGCTATTGATACTAGTCCATGGCGTGCCTATGAACACATTGAACGATTAGAACACATTTGCAAGATAGTACTTGCATCAGGAAAATATTAATGAGCAAACAACAATATAATTTAAACACAAAGACAGATTACCTAAGCCGCAAGATGTTTCTGGATCCAGCAGGTCCAGTGACTATACAACGCTTTGAAGAAGTAAAGTACAAGAAGATTGCAGACTTTGATGCTACTGCACGTGGCTTCTTCTGGCAACCCGAAGAGATTAGTCTTACTAAAGACGCTAACGATTTTAAGGATGCAAGCGATGCAGTTAAACATATCTTTACTAGCAACCTACTACGTCAAACAGCACTTGATAGTTTACAAGGTCGTGGACCAACACAGGTATTCACTCCAGTATGTAGCTTACCTGAAGTTGAGGCATTAATGTACAACTGGGGATTCTTTGAAACTAATATTCACAGTAAATCTTACAGTCATATTATCCGCAATATCTACAATGTGCCTAAGGATGTTTTTAACACTATCCATGACACTAAAGAAATTGTGGACATGGCATCTAGTGTAGGAAAATACTACGACGACTTACATAGACTGAATTGCCTAAAAGAAATTTCTGACCCAACAAAAGAAACAGTATTAGAATCAGCACACATTAAAGCAATCTGGCTAGCACTCAATGCAAGTTATGCATTAGAGGCATTCCGCTTTATGGTATCGTTTGCTACAAGTCTTGCTATGGTTGAGAACAAGATCTTTATTGGCAATGGTAATATCATCAGTTTGATCCTACAAGACGAATTACTACACAAAGGCTGGACAGCTTATTTGATCAATCAAGTGGTTAAAGAAGATCCTCGATTCTCTCGAGCCAAACAAGAATGCGAAGCTGAAGTATATGCTATGTACGCAGATGTTATCCGTGAAGAAAAAGATTGGGCTAACTATTTGTTTAAGATGGGACCAGTTATTGGTCTTAACGCAAACATCTTGCGTGACTTTGTAGACTATACAGCAGTATCTGCATTAAAGGATATTGGTATTAAATATCTAAGCCCAGCCCCTAAGTCAACTCCGATTCCTTGGTTTAACAAGCATACTGATACTAGTAAGAAGCAAACTGCCTTACAAGAAAACGAATCAACTAATTATGTAATCGGAGTCATGGGCGAAGGCATTGACTACGATCAACTACCAGCACTATAAGGAAAGAAAATGGAAGCAACAGTATGGTCTAAGTATCACTGCCCTTATTGCGATCAAGCAAAGGCATTATTAAAACAAAAAGGTTATAACATTACTGAGAAGAAAATTGGTGATGGATATACCAAAGAAGAATTGTTGGAAGCAGTTCCTACAGCCCGAACAGTTCCGCAGATTTTTATCGGCGAGCAATTGATCGGTGGTTTCACTGAACTTAAAACACACTTAGAAAAGGTATAATATGTTAATTTCAAAAGGCGTCGCAGAAGGCGAAGTTATTACTCTTAAACTTACAAGCGGCGAAGAAATCGTTGCAAAACTTGTAGAGGACGGTGCTGCCTATTACAAGCTATCAAAACCAATGGTTATTGGTATGGGTCAAAAAGGTCCAGGACTAATGCCATACTTGTTTACTGTTAGTCCTAATGCAGATATTCGTTTGCAAAAGTCTACTGTGACTGTAGCAGAAGCAACTGATGAAGCATTTGCTAAACAGTTCCTTGAGTCAACAACTGGCATCGCCTTGGCCTAATATCATGCCAGCTGTAGCTAGAAAAGACAGTGCTGATACTATTGCAACTGGACACGGTTGCGATGCCACTACCACTACGTTGACTGGTTCTGGCAATGTATTTGCTAATAGTATAGGTGTTGTTCGTCGGGGTGATCTAAGTCAAGTTCACAATTACGAAGTAATTCGTTCGAGAGAAGTAGAAGTTCCGCCACCGGATCCTCCTATTCCGGAAGATTATGTTCCGTCGTATTATACAGAATACTATTCAACATGTGAACCTCACCAAGTGTCTTTAACAAGCTACAGCGGTAATGTATTTGCAAATGATTTAAATATCGGTCGACTCGGTGATTCATATAGCGGTCATACATTATCGTCAGGATCTCCAAATGTCTTTGCTAATTCCTAAATAGATAGTATTATCTAAGTATGAATATTTATTTAGACATGGACGACGTGGTTGCCGATTGGATGCCTGCCGCTCGAGCAATAGTTAATCGCAATTGGAATTACGGTGAACGTATTCCAGATAGTGATTGGGACAAAGTAAAGGCCAAGGCTCGTTTCTATAGAGACTTACCAATTAAACCTGGCGCACACGATTTAGTAGATTATTGTAAACAACTTACAACTACAACTAACGGCACACTACAATTTTTAACAGCACTACCGCATGATTACTCTGTGCCACATGCTAGCTATGATAAAGTTATGTGGGCCAATGAACACTTCCCGGGTATTCCTGTACTGTTTGGAATATACAGTCACGATAAATGGAAACACTGCAAGAACCCAACTGACGTCTTAATCGATGATCGTACAAGCAACTGCGAAGAATGGATTGCCGCAGGCGGCAAGGCACATATCTATCGTAATTGGGAAGACTGTTTAATTTGGTTTAACTCATTATGAACAGTTTAGAGAAAGTTTGGGCGAGAGCAACTGGTCATTTAATGGGCCAAACAGACGAAGATCGTCCAGATACACCTATACTTACTTTAAGAGAAGCACGTATAGCGTTGTTTTTAAAGACCTTCTGGGTAATCATACACGTGGTGACTTGTTGTTTCATTATTGCAAACACAATTCGTCACTGGTAATAACTATATAACAAAGGAGACAATTATGTCAGCAAACAAATATCAAGAATTTACAAAAATCGTAGAAGCAATGGAAAGCGACTTCGAAAAGTTTTATGACAAAGAAGTTGGCGCTGCCGGCACTCGTGTTCGTAAGGCTTGCCAAGATTTGGCCAAGTTGTGCAAAGAGACACGCAACGATGTGACTGCGGTTAAGAACACACGTAAAGAAGCTGCTGGAAAGTAAACTAAATATTAGTCTAGGGCGTTATATATGTATAGCCTGAGGAGACTATTATGAAAAAGATACTACTAGCACTATCGTTATTTGCAGTTGTAGGTACAGCTAATGCACAATGGCATCATCACCATCATGGCGGATACTATCGCGGTGGCGGTAATTGGGTTGC